TTTGACCGACTCCACTCGCATCATTGTCGGCAACGATCACCAAGTCCTGCTGCGCCCCGAACCGATCCCGAAGCGCTCCGGTCACCGGGACTAGGTTGCTGGCGCTGTACGCCACTGCGCACGCCTTGCCGGTGGCTTGGTGAATGGTGGCAGCAGTCGCGAAGCCCTCGGCGATGTAGATGGTGCTGCTAGGCTCGCCAAGCATCCAGAACTTGCCACCAGTAGCGCCGCCAGGGTGATAGCGTTTCTCGCCATCGGCTGCGATGTACTGCACGCTGGCCAGATCACCTTCGGAGCCGTACAGCGGGACCATCAGCCGCCCGTCGCCGGTGATCCTTGCGCCGTTGGGCGTGATTCCCTTTCGCGCCAGATACGGATGATCGGCGCTCGCTGCACCGCCTGCTGTCCAGATCGCATCGACCGTGGTGGCGGCCACCGCTTGGCTGCGCTCCTGCTCGGCCTCTCGTGCCGCCTTGGCTTCGGCCATCCTTCTAGTGTGCGCCATCTCTTCGGCGATGGTAAGTTTCCTTCCCATCTCCGCCTGCCAGGCCTGCTCGATGCCTGCCCGCCAGCACCCGAACCGCCCTGCCGGTACGCCATCGCCGAATGCCACGTACCAACCGGGTTTGCTGTGGCCTGGCGTGCCCTTGGTCCCGCTGTTGAACCTGTGCAGCTTGCCGTCTAGGTAGATCGCCTCTGGCGGCTCCAGGCCGGCTTCTACCATCGCCTCCCGCAGCTGCTCGTCTGGTGGCTCTACCCTCTTGGGCTCGGGGAGAGCGTAGACGCCGCCGAAGATGCTAGTCAGGTCTGCCATTCGGCGCCTTCAGTAGATAGGTCGACAACCGCTGTATCGCGGTGATGCGTGGCCGCTTGGAGCGACCTCGCTGGAGGGCAAGAACGGTACTGTAGTGCAGGCCGGTGGCCGCTGCAACAACCCTGACCTTGCGGTCTTGCAGAGCGGCAACGACTTGCTCAATCGTCATCATAAAGCGTACTCCTAAAAAAAAGTTGGTGAAGATCGAAAAAAAGTATAGCACAAGTCGAAAAGATGAGGTAGGATGGCATCCATGCACTGAACGGATCTCCCGACGAGTGCTGCAACAAGGAGAGCAAGATGCTCAAAGTTACCTTCTACGTTTTCTCCCAACGCCTTGGCAAGGAGTTCATCAACATTGAGCTTCATCGCTCAATGGACGATGCTCGGCTCCGGGCTTGCGCGTTGGGCTGGACAATTTCCAAGGTTGAGGCGGCCTGACCATGGCCATCAACCTTAAAACCACCGCATCATTGGCGTCCAACGGCGCCAAGATCCTTGTCTACGGCCAAGCCGGCGCAGGCAAAACAACGCTAGCAGCAACCCTGCCAGCGCCCATCATCCTGTCCGCCGAGGGCGGCTTGCTGTCGATCCAAGACGCCAACCTGCCTTACATTGAGGTGAGCTCCATGGCGACGCTCATGGAGGCATACAGCTGGCTGCGCGACAGCCACGAGGCAAAGGATTACCAGAGCGTGGCGCTGGACAGCATCTCGGAGATCGCCGAGGTGGTCCTCAACGCCGAGAAGAAGAGCAACAAAGACCCACGCGCAGCCTATGGCGCGATGCAGGAGCAGATGGCCGACATTATCCGCGCCTTCCGCGACCTGCCCGGCCGCCACGTCTATATGAGCGCGAAGCTCGAGAAGACGCAGGACGAGATGGGCCGAGTGCTCTATTCGCCAAGCATGCCGGGTAACAAGACGGGCCAGGCGCTGCCTTACTTCTTCGACGAAGTCTTGGCCCTGCGGGTCGAGAAGGACGCCGAAGGGATAAGCCAGCGGGCCTTGATGTGCGACTCGGACGGCCTGTGGCTGGCGAAGGATCGCAGCGGCAAGTTGAGCGCCTGGGAAACGCCAGACCTTTACCACATCATCAGCAAGATCGGCGGTGCGAAATGATCGCCGTCTGGTTAGCTTGCAAGGAAGCCGAGCGCTTGGCAACCGAGGCCCGCCGAGTTGTCGAAGACGCCATGATCGAGCAGTTCAAGATTGCCAAGGACATGGAAGGCACGAAGACCTTCATGAACGCCGGCTACACGGTCAAGATCGCTGGCCGCCTGAACCACAAGATTGACAGCGACAAGCTCCAAGCAATCGCCGCCGAGGCAGGCTTAGCCGAGCATCTTGGCTCCCTTTTCCGCTGGAAACCGGAAATCAATTCGTCGGCCTGGAAGTCTGCTGACGAATCCATCACGCGCCCGCTCTTGGGTGCGATCACCACCACGGCGGGCCGCCCGTCTTTTTCAATCACCAAGGAATAAACATTATGGCCACTCTCGGACAAGACTACGTTGCGGCAGACCTTCCCATGGGCAAGTCTTTCGAGCCTCTGCCTGCCGGCTGGTACACGGCGGCGATCACGCAGGCGACCGTCAAAGACACCAAGGCCGGCACTGGTCGCTACATCAGCCTCAAGTACGACATTACCGGGCCATCTCACCAGGGCCGCACGATCTTCGGGAATCTGAACATCAGCAACCCGAACCCGAAGGCCGAGGAGATTGGCCGCCAGCAGCTGAACAGCCTGATGCGGGCCATCGGCCTGGCCAAGGTAAACGACACGGACCAGTTGATCGGCGGGCAGTTGAAGATCAAGCTGGCGATAACCAGCAGCGACCAGTATGGCGAGGGCAACGAGGTCAAAGACTTTGCCACCATTGCCGGCGGGGCAATGCCTGCGGCAAGCAAGCCCGCGGCACCAGCTGCTGGCGCGAAGGCTGCGCCGCCTTGGGCGAAGTGATCTAAAGCAACGGGGCGTGGCAGGTGTCACGCTCCAATCCAAACCAAATAGGAAATATCATGATTCTCAAATTGACTGAAAAAGAAGTGACCGAGGCTGTGCTGGAGTGGGCCAACAAGCGCATGGACTATGATTTCCAGGAACACATATTCAACGCGGTGGACTTCAAGTATTCGACTATCCACGGCTGCGAGGTTTCTTGGGTCGAACCTGCCAAAGCTGAAACCGAAAACGTCTAATGTCTGCAATCCCAATCCCCGACGAGGTAGCCGCGGCCATCGACGCCGCCCACGAGCGCCAGGTCGAGCTACCCAGGTCGCACCTCGGCGCCAGCCAACTTGGTCACGCCTGTGATCGGTGGCTTTGGCTGTCCTTCCGCTGGGCCGTGCGTGAGCCTTTCCCTGGTCGCATCCTGCGCTTGTTTCGGCGGGGCCGGCTGGAGGAGGCCACAATAGCGGCGGACCTCAAAGCAATTGGGATTGAGATACACAGCACCGAGGGTGCCCAGGCCCGGGTTGACTTTGGCTCGCATGTCTCCGGCAGCCTGGACGGCATCATCGAATCTGGCGTGCCGGGAGCCCCGAAGGCTCGGCACATCTTCGAGGCCAAGACGCATTCCAAGAAGTCCTTTGACGATCTGGTCAAGCATGGCGTTGAGAAATCCAAACCGGTCCACGCCGCCCAGATGCAGGTCTATATGGCCGGCACCAACATCGACCGAGCCCTGTACTTTGCAATCTGCAAGGACGATGACCGCATCTACACCGAGCGCTTGCGCTACAGCCGCACCGAGGCCGAACGCCTGATTGCCCGCGGGCATCGCATTGCTCTGGCGGACAGGATGCCCGAGCCCTTGTCCAGCAATCCAAGTTGGTACGAGTGCAAATTCTGCGCAGCGCATGACTTCTGCCACGGCAGCAAAAAAACAAAGGAGGTCAACTGCCGAACCTGCGCCCACAGCACGGCGGAGCCCTCCACGCCAGACAGCGATGCGCACTGGACATGCGCACGATTCGACCGCAGCGTGATCCCTATTGCCACGCAATACACCGGATGTGACAGCCATGTCCTGCACCCTGACCTAGTGCCATGGCAGCGACTGGACGGGCCGGACGCTTGGACGGCGATCTATCTCATTGATGGGCGGGAAGTCGCGAATGGGGAGGGGGATGCGAATGTGTATTCCAGCAAAGAACTGGTAACAAGATGAATTGCATTGAATTTGGAGACTGCCGCGAAATAATGCGCCATTGGGCTGCTGATGGTGTAAAGGTTCAGACTTGCGTGACAAGCCCGCCTTACTTTGGCCTGCGCGACTATGGGCGCGACGGCCAGATTGGTCTGGAGCAAACGCCCGAGGAATACATCGCCGCGATGGTGGAGGTGTTCCGCTGTGTGCGCAACGTGCTGGCTGATGACGGGACATTGTGGCTGAACATTGGGGACAGCTACAACAATTTTCGCAGTCAAATGGGGCCGGGGCAAGCTGTGCATGGACGAGATAAGTTGAACGGCAAACCGGATGTTCTTAGCAAAAAAAGAGGCATCGAAGGATTGAAAGAAAAAGACCTAATCGGCATCCCTTGGATGCTGGCCTTTGCCTTGCGGGCAGATGGCTGGTACTTGCGCCAGGATATCATCTGGCACAAGCCGAACCCGATGCCTGAGTCTGTGCGCGACCGCTGCACGAAGGCGCATGAGTACATCTTTTTGTTGTCAAAGTCAGATCAATATTTCTTTGATAACAAAGCAATAAAAGAACCGGCCAACTTGGCAAACCATCGCGATAGCCCAGGGATTCGTCGCACTGCACCTGGCAGCGCAGACCACAACGGTTTTAAAAACGGTCGCCACTACGAAACACGAAACAAGCGCAGCGTATGGTCAGTTCCAGTTCGTTCCTACAAAGGCGCTCACTTTGCCACATACCCGCCGGCCCTAATTGAGCCGTGCATTTTGGCTGGCAGCAGACCAAGCGACATTGTGCTGGACCCGTTTATGGGATCAGGAACTACCGCGCAGGTTGCTTTGCAGCATGGTCGCCAGTACTTGGGTTGCGAACTGAATCCAGAATACGAAACGTTGCAAAAAGAGCGGATTGCTAAGGCTGTGCCAGCAATTGCTGATGACCGCCAAATGTCACTTGTACTGGAGCAGACCAATGCTCCGTGACTACCAACAACGCACAATAGACCAGCTCTACTCCTGGTTCGATCACAACGCCACCGGCAATCCCTGCTTGGTGCTGCCCACCGGCTCGGGAAAATCCCACATCATTGCAGCCCTGTGCAAGCGGGTGCTGCAGGAGTGGCCAGACAGCCAGATTCTGATGTTGACCCACGTCAAAGAATTGATAGAGCAGAACGTGGAGAAGTTGCGCCAGCACTGGCCCGATGTACCGGTGGGCATCTACAGCGCCAGCATCGGCAAGAAGCAGCTTGGCGAGCCTATCACTTTTGCCGGCATCCAGTCGGTGCGCAAGAAAGCCGCGCTGCTGGGCCACGTTGACCTAGTGCTGGTGGACGAGTGCCACCTGATTGCGCACAAAGACCAAGGCGGATACCGCAGCCTGCTGGCCGAGCTGCTGGCGATCAATCCGCGTCTGCGAGTGGTGGGCCTCACCGCAACACCTTACCGCCTCGGTTACGGAATGATTACCAACGAGCCGGCAATCTTCAAGGAACTCATCGAGCCCACCAACATCCTTGAACTAGTACGCCTTGGCCACCTGGCGCCGCTACGCTCCAAGCATACTACGGCGCAACTGGACACCAGCGAGGTCCACAAGCGCGGCGGCGAGTTCATCGAGGCAGAACTCCAGGCCGCAGTGGACACCGCAGATCAAAACAATTCCGTCGTGCGCGAGATCATCAAGCTGGCCGGGAATCGCAAAGCCTGGCTGGCCTTCTGCTCTGGCGTCCAACACGCGTGGAACATTTGCGACAAACTCAACGAGTTGGGCATCGTTGCCGATTGCATCACCGGCGCCACGTCGAAGCGCGAGCGGGAACGCATCATCGGCGAATTCAAGGCGGGCCGTATCCGCTGCCTGACCAACGCCAATGTCTTGACCACCGGGTTTGATTACCCAGACATTGACCTGATTGCCATGTTGCGCCCCACGATGAGCCCAGGCCTCTACGTCCAAATGGCTGGCCGGGGCTTGCGGCCCAAGAGCCACACCGATCACTGCCTTGTGCTTGACTTCGCGGCAGTGGTGGCAACCCACGGCCCCATCACCCATGTCCGACCGCCCAACAAGAAGGGCGACAAGGAAGGCGCAGCGCCGGTGAAGGTATGCGATAACTGCCAGGAGTTATGCGCCCTGGCGGCCCGTGTATGCCCTGCCTGCGGGCATCCGTTCCCGGAGCCTGAAGTTAAGAAGCTCAAGCTCCAGAACGATGACATTATGGGGTTGGCGGGCAAAGAGATGGAGGTGACCGCTTGGCGCTGGCGCAAGCATGTCAGCCGAGCCAGCGGGCAGGAGATGTTGATGGTCACCTATTACGGGGCGCTGTCGGATGCGCCAGTGAGCGAATACATGCCGGTGAACAATCCCGGCTATGCGGGCGAGAAGGCGCGGAGGACTGTGGCAGAGATCGCCTCGGGTGCCGATGTGCTTGTGTCCGACCTCTACAACCCGCTGGACGTGGTGGCCGACATTCTTTCCTGCG